AAAAAACATTCTCAAAGATCCATATGCACCTTTTAAAATATTACTTTTCATCTACCGTCAAATCAGTGAAATGTGACAAAAAAGCGGGTCAAAATTCGCATCCACAGATGCCAATTTCGCCTCATTTTCCACCCTCAAACCACTACATCTTGTGGTCCAACCCTACTTTTTCTCCCCCGAACCACATTTCGTCATCATTATTATACTCTCAACATGTGTATCATTGTCCAAACCAATTTCCATGTTTTCTTCAACAATTGGAAGTTTAAATATAATCGACTTTAACCACTGTCCATTGGCCTGTTCTTCCTCATAAACATGTATTTTTTTTATTAATACTGTAAGTAATGCTCTTTTATCAGCATCTTCCATCACATTATATAGTTTATCAAAGTAGATAAGGGTCTTATACACATTATCAGCGGTTAATTGCTCCGCTTCAATGGCTCTTTTTCTGTCTTTACAATCTTTCAAGCTGTGTTCAATATCGTCAATATTATCATACATCTTGTCCAATCTATCTTGTAAATCAGAAAGCTTTCTATCATAATGTTTATCCTCATAATCTAAGTGGTCTATCTGATTTTCAAGGCTTCGTTTCGTTCCGATATATTGTCCTAATTGTTTTTGATAATTAGCAATCTCTTTTTCTACTTCGCTAGTATCTGTTTGGATATTTATTTTTTTCTGCATTACATCCGCAAATTTTGGATTGCTAACAAGCTTACCAATCACTTCCGCTACTGCATGATCCAACTTTTCCTCTTGTAACTGTTTGTTGTAAGTGCAACGATGCTCGTTTATCATGGTTCGGTGCTTACAACCGTAATAATAATAGGCCTTTTTCCCATTCTTGCCTTTTTTAATAGACTTGTTGCCATACATGCCAGCACCACACATAGGACACTGTATAAGACCAGATAGGAGATGTATTCTTTCGTCTTTACCCTTATTGATATGTTCATATTTATTCGCTTGTAATATGCGTTTTTCTTGTGTCTTTTCCCATGCGTCTTCATTTATGATTGCTTCGTGGATTCCGTCAAAAACCATAAAATCATCTTGCTTAACGATATGAGTTTCACGGCTGCCAGCTATCTTTTCATTTCTTCTTCGACCATAAGCAATTTTTCCAGCATATACTGGATTATCAAGGATATCACGTATTAATTTGTCGGAAAAAAGAGGATTTTTACCGTTCTGCCTTGCTTTTTTCATGATACCTTGTTGTTGTAAATATTTCGTAATGCCGTTTGCTCCCATGCTAGTGTTTACGTATTTTTCAAAAATCAAGCGAACAGCTTCGGCTTCATCTTCTTCAATTTCTAATTTACCATTGATTAGCTTATAACCATAAGGGGCAAATCCACCATTCCATTTACCCTCTCTGGCTTTCTGCCTGCGCCCTTCCATTGTCTGTATCAATATGTTCTCACGTTCAATTTCAGCCACTGCAGACAGCACAGATATCATTAGCTTGCCAGCGTCCTTGGAGCTGTCAATACCATCCTCAACGCATATTAGATTCACACCATAATCTTGCATGAGTTGGAGCGTACTCAATACATCAGCGGCATTTCTGCCAAAACGTGATAACTTAAATACTAAAACATAAGAAATACCATCTTTATTGGATTCTATGTCTTCCAACATTTTTTTAAACTCGGCACGACCTTCAATAGATTTTCCAGACTTGCCTGCGTCTTCATATTTGCCAACAATTTCAAAATCAAAGGCCTCGGCATATTTCGTAATCCGTTCATCTTGGGCATCAAGAGAATATCCGTCTACTTGCATGGATGTGGATACCCTCTTATATGTGTATACCTTCATTTTTTTATTCAATATAATCACCTCGTAAAAGTTTGGACTTAAAGCGCACGTAATTACCCTGTCACACAAATTATATCAAATGCGATACAGATATTCAAGGAGATTTTGATTAAATAAAAAAAGACCAACAATTTAATCTGTTAATCTTTGTGGTGGGTCTGGTGGAGGTGGGTCTGGTAAACTTTCTAAGTCGATTTTATCGGCATATTTAGTTATGAGAGTTGCAAGTAGTTCAGCAAAAATAGTCATATCGGTATCCATAAATTGGTCCTTTCTTTTTGCTTATTGGGCTGTTTTAGTAACGTCATCTTCCTCTGCCCTCTAAATCCTTGTGACATGATCCAGTGAAATCCATCCATCTCGTTTCTTCTGATAGGATTTCAAAAGTCCCCACGTAGAAGCGCCTTGCCCGGATGACTCCTCCACAATGGTAAATACCCCTGTTCCGGTAAATGTTCCGATTCTATCATAATCTGTTCCTGGACCTTTCCGGATATTCAGGTCTGGGATGCTCACCTTCACCATATAAGAAGATACCGCAGACAGGCTTTCCATGAACTGTACATACTCTTTATCCGAAGTAATAAACAGTCCAGATTTTAGCTTGTACCACTGACCGTCCGCACTGATACCCACCACAGTATAAACACCGTCAAACACCACCTGTTCCACGTTATCACCCATACATGGTGCTTTCCTCACATTCACTCCATCTTTCCCTTTATAGAATACCTTCACATATCCAGTGCAAGGATTAACAGGCTGATTGGAGTCACTTGTATCTGTATTACCGCCACCAGCCTCCCTGGTGATATTCTTTAAAATAGTAAGGATCTTTTCTCCGTATCCTGCTCCGGCAGCCCAGCCTTTCCCCTGCGGATTTTCCTGCATTCCCAGCCACTCCACATAAGTGGCAGAGCCTCTGGTAACATACTTAAAACGTGGATCAATCTTTGGATTCACAAGCCCTTCTGTGCTGGCATAGGCTTTTAGATGCTGAATCTGCGCCCGGATGCCTAACTGTGCTGTTTCAAATGAATTACCTTTCACCCCATTGGATGTCACACCCATACCGCAAAAGTTGTTCTGCTCCATTGTTACAGCCGAACCAAAGAACCCAAAATTTCCTGTTTCCAGGCAGGATTGAGCAAAAGCAATATCTCCCCTTACACCCTCCGCTTCTCCCTCTGACAGATACAGCGGAATCATATCCTGCACCGACTGTGCCACGGATGGATTTTTCCCTTTGATATACTCCTGCATCTGCTCTGCGGTTGCCACAGCCTTACCCATAATCTTCGTACATTCAGAAATATCCTCTTGTCCAGAACCACCGTTTCCAATCTGACGCTTAAACTCCTCCCACATCCCCTTTTCCCGAATCTGGGATGGACAGTTCTTTGCACAAACATCATAATGCTGTAAAACTCTATCCCCTGTAATCCCTGTCTCCGCCATAAGCTGACAGACAAACTCCACAGTATTGGCAAAAGCTTTGTTATAGTCGTAACCTGCCTGTACACACATTTCCACGCCAATGCTGTTTTTGTTATTCACTGTGCCAAACAACCACCCACCATAATTTACCCCCACATGCCAACATCCATTATCATGGGAAGCAGTCTGATACACCACATCACCATCATCCGTGTAATAATGAACAGAAGTACTCAAATTCCCATTAAACTGTGCCTTTGCATGAGCCAGAGCATCTGCTCCAACCCGGAAGTTATCTGTGTTATGAATCACAATATACTGCGGGTTATTTTCGCTGTAAGTGTTATTAGCTGATACATAGCTCTTATTCACCTTCATGGTCTTTCCCCTCCTTCAACTGTTCCAGAACATCCTTAAGCTTCTTTGGAATCGGAAGTCCAATCAAAGCTACATTCTCTAAAATAGAAATTCCTTCATTTGATAAATAGAAGAAAACCACTGCTGTCCGCAGGACACTGCCATTCCTGATTATTTGGACATCCATAATATGCGCCACCGCCACCAGCGAAAAGATAACAATCTTTTTAAAAATCCCTCTGAACCCAATCCGGCTGGAAAGCTCCTTATTCAAAATCCCAACCATAACTCCGGTCACATAGTCCACCATGACAAAAACAATCAGTGCATACAAAAAGCCATCCCATCCACCCATTGCCGCTCCAATCGCTCCTCCCATTGTAGCAAAAATATACTGCATCGTATTTGCAACATCCTTCATTATGCCGCCCTCCTTTAATTTTCCGCATGAAAAAAGACAGCTCCAAAGCTGCCCCATGCAATATTTATTAAAATCTATTATTCCTGTGTTAATGTGTAAGTGATCTTCATTGTCTTATCCACTGTTTTCACAACCGCCGATGACAAATTATTAATGGTTGCCAAATAAGGATTCAGCAGATAAATGCTTCTGCAATCGGAACCATAGCTCCCGCCAAAACCCAGCAGAAAGTTCTTATACTGGAACAATGGTGTCGCACCATAATAGGTCTTTGTATTTCCAGCCGTCTGCACCACCTGATCCAAAACCGTTATCTGAAAATCTCCGCCTATAATCAAATCCCCAACCAACGTCATATACACTTCGCTGGTTCCCGAATCACATAACCCCTTACCCTTTGAAGTAAAGCCAAAATCAATCAGTGTCACATCAGAAGAATTGGCCAGATTAATCTTATAAACCCCTTTCTTGTCATAAGCAAACACATACAGATATCCCTTTCGGATACAACATCTCACATACCGATCCGGATACGTGCTGTTATTATTCCGTTTTCCCACATCCATCAATGTTGCATTGGACAGAGTCCAACTCCCCTCCGTAAATGAAAAATCAGTTTTTGAAATCTTAATCAAAAGCATAGTTGCATTCCCACTGGAATTTCCCTCATTGGAAAATCCATACCAGTATCCATCACCGCCATCTAAAAACTCCCCGTATTTTGTATAACTTCCCAGAAATTTAAATTGTCCCGGCTGGATGACTTTGTCTTCCAATATCGTAACCGTAGTATCATCTAATTTTTCATTAATTCCAACCGTAAAGATAGGAAGATGTACCTTACGAATTCTTACTCCAGTATTTTCATAGGTAATAGAAAACAGATAATTCCCTTCAAAATTCACCTCGACAGTCTCATACAGCAACATAATCTGCGCCCTTGTCATAGAACTTACATACCGGATACTTTTGAGCGTATGGAAAACCGCAGCGTCACTTACCAGGCTACCATAGGCATTGGTGCCTCCGTTCGCACTGGTTAATGCTACAGCAGCAATAGTTCCATTCCCCTGGCTAGGTGTAAATTCCCATACAAATTTATAACCATTATCCAAGGCTTTACTTTCTGTCAGATTCAGGCTTCCTCTTGCTAGGTTGGCGGTCGAGTTTACATCATTGGAAGCATACGCAACCGGCATATTATCCGAGGACGAATAGATATAATCTGCATCCTCCGTCAATACCTTGGGAAACATTAAAATCCCGCCAATCAGGTTCGGACATATCGGCAGGAAACTGCTTCCCCACTTTACTATATTTGTGCTGTCTCCAGCATCATAAAAAGTGCCCATTGGATTTAATCCGAATATATGGTTAATCGTATTTGTCACCATATTCTCTTCTGCTATCGTTGTTACCTCGGACGTATTCACATCCGTTAATTCAATTGTCATTTTTCCATTAATCTTCATAGCTGCCTCCTTACACATTTTCAACCGGTTTTGCAAAAGTTCCAATTGCAGGCTTTGCAATTTTGTCATCCATCTGATACTTCATCTCTTCCATCGTCTGATAAGAAAGACTATCCCAAAGTACCTGTATGTGAAAGCCATTTCCTATCTGGATTGCCGGAATCGTTTCATCCACTGTGATTTTTCCATCCCATGCCATTGCAGCAGCCATACCCTGTCCGCTAATTGAAGCGATACATCCTCCTGTTTCAATTACCCCATTTCCGCCAGCCATCCGCAAATACACATTAAAAGTATTTGTAAAGTTTGGAATTAATCTTTCTATTGGATAGTAAAGTGGAAGGATATGTTTCCCACTTTGCCATGTTTCTGTGGGATGGTGGATTAGAATCTCATCATCATTAAATTCATATTTCACAGAAACAACAGCAGTTCCATCTTCCATCCTCGCAAACGGCAATGCTACATCTACGCTAATTTCCTCTGTTGTAACCTCTCCATCTTCTGACCGAACCGGCACTGGAACCACAATCGTTCCTGCTGCTGTCCCTGTCTCTTCCACCGCATCCGCCTGTATATCAATGACAACAATGGCTGAAAACTGGACATGTATTTGTTCTCCTGCCGCAAATTCAATACTGATAATCTTTACATCACTATCATTTACAGTATAAGAAGAAGCATTGGTAAACGTATGAATTCCAATTTTTCCAGCCTCAATCTGATTCAGCAGACCGGAAATATTCTTATCATTTTTGGATTTTGCCTGTGCCAGCCGTGGATTTTTTCCCACGCATCGAAGAGAATGTTTTCCATTGATTTTAATCTGGTATCCCATCACGCAGGTAATCTGCGTTTCATCTGCATGGCCGCCTGAAAATACAAGTACATCCCCTAAATCCAATGCCGGATTGCCAATCGTATCAGAATCAAAGGGCACATACCGAATCACAGCCAGATCTGCAAGGATATGTTCCAGCAAAGTTTTTCTGGTTTCCTCCAATCCAAACTGTAACAGAGGATTCACACCCAGATTCATAGTCAGCCCATCATCTTGTTCTAACGCATAATACTCCGCAATCTGTGTTCTGATATTAGTAGAACTGATTGCCGTGTATCGGGTGATAAAATCCGAAAAGCTACTGGAGAATCTCTGCTTGCTGGAAACCGTCATCACCGGCTCATTCTCATATCTCCGAAGCTCCAGCTTCCCCGTCCGGTTGATGCAGAAAAAGCCGCCCAACACCTGTCCCACATAAAATAATACATCCCGGTATGTCTCAATATCATTTTCCGTATACACTGACAACAGTTCTATTCCATTTGGCATCGACTCAATTTCAGCCTGAGTATGGGCCAGCTCCACATCACAGGCTTTGCAACACAAAGCCAGGAATGCATAAGCATTTCCCACAGTTTCAAATCCATTGAAATTCTTTTCAAACCGGAGCATATAATCATAGGCTTTGATTTCCAGGCAGTGAAGGGTGCGGTTAGCTTCACTCACTTCAAAAATCCCCATCGGAACTTGTTCAAACGCTCCTTCCGATACCCGCAGATGGTAAAACAGCTCTATCTTTGCATCTTCTAAGGTATAACGGTCAATCCCGGAATACAATGTAATCCCCATTTCCGCCGCATAGACGGTGCCAATTTCAATCTCCGAGCTGCCACAGCATTGGCTGGATATATAACCGGAACCTTTTACAATATCCTCATTGTCAAACTCATAAACCGCTCCGGCTTTTGTGAGAATCCGCCCGGTCCAATAGAATTTCCGAGTGTTTTTCTGCACCGCCTCCAGAAACGCTTCACTTACCGGATACATGAGAATCACCCCTTCACACTAAAATTCATGCAGGATGAAAGACACCTTCCACAATCCTTTATAGGAAGTATCCTTAACCAGTCCTGCCTTATATCCCTCAATAAACATCTCCGCCTGTTTCACTTCCAGCGTTTCTGCGTCAAAATAGGAGACACTGATTTTCTCCTGTTGCTTAAAACATGTCAGCAGTTTCAGCCACTTGGGACTGACTGAAAAGGACACCGAAATACTTGCTACGCCAATACGAACTACATCCCGCTGTGTTGTCCCGGCCTCCGTCTCGCCGCCGGAATCCGCCTCTACATCCTTTAGCTCTATCTCATAAGAATCTGGCAGAGGTAACGACACATCATCAAATATCAGATATTGAATAAAAGACATGGCTTACCTCCCTCCTGACCGCAGATTCTGTCTGGTTTGTGCATTCACTACCACTTCATCCAGCAAGGTTCCTCCCACATACACCGGAATGCAGATGGTTCCCGGATTTCCTGTGTTCTGCATTCCTGCAAACATCTCCTGAATCCCGCCAAGCATCTGCCGGACGGAATCTACCGAATTAGCTTGCATCTGTGAGTATTCCATTGCAGATAACTTCGGATTAATGATCATATCAGCTGCCACACTGCCCACAGCCTTCTGCACCATTCCTTCACTCCGTTCAATTCCTTTTGCCAGCCCGGACATAAAATCCGGCATCCAGGATTCATAATCCGTCAGTGGCCCAACATCCGGCACCGAAAAGTGGAGATAAGACCGGATGGCGTTCGCCACATCGGATACTGCATCAATCACATTTCCGATACAGCTTTTAATACCATTCACAATACCATTAATCAAATCTGCACCCCAGCTAAAAGCGCTGGAAGCCAGCCCGGTAATGAATCCCACCGCTTTATTAAAACCAGACACAACCGTATCATAGACATTGCCCATCGCATTATGGATACCAGAAACCACGTTGTTGAATGCATTGCTGACCGCAGTTTTCACCGACTCCAGTACGGTCGATGTTACCGCCTTTACGCTGTTCCATACACCGATTACAACTGACTGGATAGTACTCATCACCGTCCGCACAACTAATTGAATGCCTTTCCATGCCGTCGTGATAAAGGACTGAATCGCTCCCACCACCGTGGTGATAACCGTGTTAATTGTATTCCACACCGTTGTAAACACAGTCTGAATGGTTGTCAATATCGTTGTAATAACAGTCTGAATGGCATTCCAAGCCGTTGTCAGAAATGTCTGGATTACCGTTCCTATAGTAATCACCACGTTCTGAATTGCTGTCCATATGGTATTGAAAAATGTGGAAATGGCAGTCAGAACTGTGGTAAACATGGTCTGGATTCCTTCCCAGCAAGACGTAAAAAAGGAAGACAGCCCATTCCAAACCGCCTTCCCTACCTCCACAATCCCATTCCAGAGGTTCACCAAAAACTCTTTTACCGCATTCCAGGCTATGATTGTTGCTGACTTAATTGCCTCCCATATCGCAATGACCGCTTCACGGAACCAGTCACAATTATTCCACAACAGTACGATGATGGCAATCACCGCAGCAATTGCAAGAGGAATCCATCCGATTGCCGCCACCACTGCCCCAAGAGCTGGAATCACTGTACCAGACACAAAAGCAATCACACCGGAAATAGCAGCCGCAATCTGCGGCACTATGGTCATCAGCGTACCGATTGCACCAACTATCTTTCCTACAAAAATCAACACTGGCCCAATTGCTGCCGCAACCAGGCCAACCGTAATAATTATCTTCTTCGTTCCTTCGTCCAGGGAATTCAGCCACGAAAAAAGTCCCTTTAAAAACTCAACTGCTTTCTGTACATAAGGCAACAACAATTCCCCAAAAGTAATACCCACCTCCGTCAACGTTGCTTTCAACTGTGACAGCTTGGCTGCCGTGGTTTCATACCTTTTATTGGATTCATCCGTCAACGCTGTATTTTCTGCCCATGCCTGATTGGCAATCCCGGTCATTTCACTCATCATTTCCGAAGCATTCGACAGACGTTTCATGGTATCACTTGTCCTGATTCCGGTAATCCCCAACTCATCTAACAGTATATTAAGATTCTCACCGTTCGCACTGGCATCCCCCATTCCCGATACCACCAATTGCAAGGCACCATAGGCATCCTGCTCCCAGGCCCCCTTAAATTCCTCTGCACTCATCCCCGCTGTTTTCGCCCAAGTTTCCAAAGAATCAGAATTAGCAGATACGGCTTTATCAATGTTAGTAATGACTGTACTGATTGCTGTACCACCAGCCTCCGCTTCTAAGCCAACGGATGACAAAGAAGTTGCTAAAGCCAGCATCTGCTGCTCCGTCATACCAACCTGTGTGGCACTGGCGGCAATCCTGGTTGTCATATTCATGATGTCGTTTTCTGTTGTTGCAGCATTATTTCCAAGGGCTACCAAGGCGGCACCAAAATTCCCTACCTGGCTCATACTTGTGCCAGTGATGTTAAACAGCTTTGCAATGGCAGTAGCTGCCTCATCGGCGCTGATACTTGTAGAATCCCCAAGCCGCACCATCGTTTCCGTAAATTGCAGGATATCATCCGTCTTAACACCAAGCTGGCCTGCTGCCTCTGCAACTGCAGCAATATCTGTTGCTGATGACGCGGTAGACTGTGACAGCTTAAGAATCCCTTGGCGGATGTTCTCCAACTGTGCTTCCGTTCCGTCAACCGTCTTTGTCACACCTGCAAAGGCAGATTCAAAATCCACTGCCGCTCTCACTGCCGATGTACCAAGAGCTGTCACCGTTGCAGTAACCGGAAGGAACTTCTTGCCAACACTTTCAATGGAAGAGCCAACACTTTGCAGCTTTTCGCCCGTAGCACTAATTTTCTGCAAAGCCACCGCTGACCGATCCGCCTGCTGCTCCAACTCTGCCAAAGCATTCTCTGTTTCAACAATTTCACGTTGAAGGGCATCATACTGACTCTGGCTGATTTCTCCTCTTGCCAATGCATCATTCGCCTGCTGACTTGCCAGTTTTAAGGAATCCAACTTTTCTTTTGTCCCGCTGATGGCTTGGGTCAGAAGCCTCTGCTTCTGTGCCATCAGTTCAGTATTACCGGGATCCAGCTTTAAAAGTTTATCTACATCCTTTAACTGCGACTGGGTATCCCTTATTTCTTTATTCACTTTTGACAAGGCGGTGGAAAGTTTAGTAGTATCCCCGCCTATTTCAACTGTAATACCCTGAATTCGGGATGCCATACTCCCACCTGCCTTTCTCCCACGAAAAAAGGAGCCTTCACTGGCTCCTGAATATAAGAAAAGACACCTGCCATCTTTGACAAGTGCCTATGTATAATCAATTATCCAATTTTTATTTTCTACTGCCAGGTATCATCATAATTGGCCTCATCTACAAAACATTTTGCGGCAACTTGCAGTTCTTTAATACTTATATCAATATCCTTCACATTTTTCAAATAAAACTCACATTTAAGACAAAAATCTTTTGGAATAACCATATTGATAAATGAACAATCGTCATGTGCATATGGATTTTTCATTAACTCTATTTCATAGTTTGGACATTTATTCTTATTCGCTTCAACAATACTCTTTCTTTTTTCACGTAATTCCCTTGCTTTTTTCGATAAATGTTCTGCACAGATTCTTAGTCTTAATCCAACATTCATTTTTCCTGTGTCTTTCAGCGTTTTTATCTTAAATTCCTCATTGGCTTCCTTATCCAAGCCGTATTTTCTTAATATATCATCAGCTTCAATAAATTGCATTTATCTTCTTCACCCCCTTCCTCGATGCCCTTTTCCATAATCTTTAGGTTTTTATAGATATTAATATCTCGTTTTTGAGATATTGCAGGCTCACTTGACCTTTTTTAAAACAGGCCGACTTTGTTTTTCTAAGACCGTCTCATAAACATTTTCTACAATTTCCTGAATCAATTCCTTATGGTATTCATCCCATCCGCCCCTTAATTTGATGTATCTCAATTGTGCTGCTCCACCTCCAAGTTGATTTCCATTTTTCCCAATAGCCCTCAAATTTTTTTGTGACATAAAAATTCATCCTTTCTATAGATAATAAATTAATTTTTTTCTTGCCACAAATATATCATATCCTTCATATACTGTCAGGGTATGAGTTTTGCAAAAAATCATATCTCAATCAACGACTGTATTTTTTTTAGAAGACAACAATTTATCTCATAAAGAAATTCAAGTGCATCTTTAAAATCACAGAACCAATATATTTTTAATAGCAGATCATAAAATTCACTTGTAAACGCTATTTTCTCATAATAATCTGCTAACAGTCCTTTTTCTCTAAAATACCCTCTGCTTATCTTCTCTCTCACGAACATATATTGGCTTTTTTTATCAAACTCTGGAAGCACTTCATTATTTTCTACTGCTGAATTGATTTTTTTAATATAATCTTCTACTATCTTGTGAGTTTGTTGCCGTTTATATATTGCCTTACTAATATAAATTTCTCTAAAATATACTTTTAAATCTTGTAAACAATTAGAATAGCATTGTCTACCACCATAATTTCTCATAATATCTATAAATTCACGAACCGTAGATAATTTCTCATTATAACGATAAATTGATTCACCATCTGTAATAATCATAGTAGCTTTTTTAATATCTTCTTCTGATAATAATATTTTTGCTGCCGTATACTCTTCCCGTATCGGATTAAATAATGCAGGAGATTGTTTTGCTTCTTTTTCTAGTTCCTTATAAATATCTGTTTCTTCTTTTAGTTTACTGCGATGCCTTAAATATGCAGAAAAATATCTCATTACTTGGCTTGCTGTCAAAATATCATCGCTTGTCTGTTCCTTGCGTTTCTTATCTAATTGGACATCCAACTTATCTGAAAGACATCTCACTTCATTGGATAATTCCTGCAAAATACCCACTGTATTCATATCAGAATTACGGATAACTTTATAAACTACCAACTGCAGTATATCATTTACAATATAATCAATATATTCCTTTATATATGTGAGATATTCAAAATGAAAACCCATCATATAAAAAGTATTGATTTCATCCATCAACAACTGAATTATTGTTTCATTAGCCAAATTTAGGTAATCCAACACCAAATGTATATCTTGTTCACTTCTTATAACCTTTCTGTTCGATATTAGCATAGAATTAATATCAATTGGTTCATAATTCGACATTTCGTTATCAAAGAAACTTTCAATAAGCCCTTTTTCATCTGCATCATCTATTTTAAGATTACGATAGTCTTTATCTGCATCTATTTTACTCAAATTACTGATTATTTGTCTTTCATCTATTTCTTCCAAAATAAAATGCAACAACCTAACTTGCTCTGAAACGTTCAAACAAGAAAAGGAAAACCCTTTATATATAGACGCTGGATTATTCAGTTTTGCTAACAAATTATGAATTTTTTTCCTTTCATTTTTTTTAATATCTTCATCAATGATATATGAAAAATAAATCTCAAAATATTTTTCTATTAATTCTCTATTCATAACAATCACCTGGATTTAATTTTTTGCTGACACTGCCAGCCTTTATACACTAACAATCATAACTGAAAAAGGCTGCCTTATCAATCAAAATCGGTCCATATCCGCCTGTGTCCCAATCTCACAGTATTTATACTCATCATTCCTGCTCTCTGCATACATATCATTGATAAGCCCAATCGACAGCAATCCCATATCTCTCATGGAAATTCCCAGTTGTATGCACCGGAGCAGGAACAACGGTGTTGTCATTTCACGCTCTGTAGGACGAAGTTTTTTTTAGCCTCCACATCCGTTTTCACATTTAGTCCCCACAGCTCAATTAACCGCGGCAGCACCTGATAAATTGAAAAGGTATTAAATCCATCCAACCACTCTTCCACATCACAGGGAATCTGTGGGTCTGCATGTTTTGCCATCGTATAAGCAATATTTTCAAACATCTCCAGTGAGAACAAATCCAGGTTGGACTGCTCTTCATTTCCTGCCCCAATACTCTGCTCCAACACCTGTAAATCTTTATAAATATCCCGCTGGAATTTTAAACGGTAAATCCGGGGAATAGCTGCGGATGCTTTAAACAAGACATCCTTTCCATCAATTTCAATCTTCTTACAGATACTCATTTCCTTTCAACCTCCTTTAGCCCTGACCTTCTTCATATTCTGCCTCTGTTTTCGGAACCGGCAGATAAACATCCGAATACCAGCCATCATAAGTTTCTTTCGTTGTCTGGTTCCCTGTCTTCGCTTTCACATATCCATCCGCCATCGGTCTTGCCTTAACGGTCAGCGATTCTGTCTGCACCTCCCGGTTCTCCTCATTGGTCTTGCCCTCAATCTTCGGACGACTGGCTGAACAGTTATAAAGCACATGACGTATTTTCCTGATATCTCCGTCAAACTCAAACAACAGGGCAAATGCCCCTGTTTCTGAATTTGCATTCTCCACCAGAACCTCATTAGTATCTGCTTCCTCTTTCAGAACATCGGTCCTGAAACTCTCCGGAATCAACGCCAGTTCCAAATCTCCATCATAGCCCATGTTATTGGCAATGATATAATACTCAATCCCGTCTGCATAAAAGGATTCCGGCTCACCATTCGGATCCAGAGCCAAAGAAACTGCTCCCGGCATCGCTACCGGATTTTCAAAGGTCAGTTCCCCTTCCTCCGATAATTTCTGCAATGCATAATGACAGTTACAGATATTAAACTTCACTTTATTATTCATACAATTTATACCTCCATCTCATACAACACTTCATACAACTTCTCCGATTCAATCCAGACTTCACTCTTGGCATAAAAAATACCATGCTTTAATAACACTGCTTCTATTTTCTCTTCCAAACCCGGATGTTTCAAATCTGTATATAGCTCAATATCAAGCTGGTTCACTTTAAAATAGGCAATCCCATCCGCTGCAAAATTGACAGCCTTCGGATACAAAAACGCAAGAAATGGAGGTTCCGGTGCTTCTCCCTCTACGAAATGGTCGTAAGCAAAGGGCAGCCCTATTTCCACCATCATCTGCAACACATCTTCATGATTCATTTAGAAAGCCCCCTTCTGATACCGTCCTCCAACACCTGAATGCCTTTCTCTTCTGCCGGACCGATATGCGGAATCGCTCTCACCCGGCCACCTCCCCGCTTTGCATGTCCCTTTTCTAGCAGGTGCGTAAGCTGATAACGGTTCTTGCTGTAAACCACCATCTCCAATGTCGTACCAGTCTCCTTTTGACATTTCAACGCCCAGCTTTTCTTGTACCTCCCAGATTTCACCGGAGCATTATCTTGTGTTTCTTTCTTCACCGTGTTGCCAGCTTTTTTCACACAATCCTTCATCATATCCGTGGCAAGCCCGGCATATTCCAAAAGCCCCTCCATGATGGCATCCGCCATCTGATCCACCGTCACTCTCCGGTCTGACATCCTGTTCACCTCTTTTCCAGAGAAGCACGCAGTTTCAATATCTTATTCTGATACTTCACATTATCCAGAAACGTAATGTTGTAAATCTGTCCCCTGAGCAGTATCCGGTAATGCTCCGTATCCATACAGGCTGTCTCCGTGCAATACCGGATCAGAAAATAAATCTCCTTCTGGGCATTTACCTGTGCTGCCTCCCAATACTCCTTCCCGGAAAGGTTATTGACATAAGCAGAACACGTAAAATAATCTTGCCATGAAAGCAGGTGATTCCCAGCCTTATCCGTTCCCGGAATGCTTTTCTGAATTGTAATCCGCTCCTTCCACTCACCAAGCGCAATCCTTGGAGTGCTATTCCTGCTGCCCCAACCCTCTGCTACCATCAGAACACCTCCCGGCGGATACCAAACAGCAAAGACCGCAGTGTCTGTATCAAATCATCATGATCCGCCTGCTCCCGGTGTTCATACAAATATGCAGTAGCATACAGGACGGCAATCCGTGCCATCGAAAGATGTTCTTCCAACTCCGCCAATTCCAAACGTGCCACATCCCGGCACATCTGTTCCCCGGTTTCCAAAAGCCCGGAAATAATATTATCTTCATCCCTGCTGTCCACCCGGAGATACTGCTTCGCTTCCCCCAATGTCACAACCGCCATCCTTCCACCTCCTCATCAGTCAGTGCAGCATCTGGTTTTATGCACCGGAGCCTGACTTCATAGACATTGTCTTCACTGCTTCAGCAAGAATCAGTTTACCATCCACACGCTGGCTTGCCAGGAATCCCACCTGACCATTTGCTGCATACAGTTCATTCAGCCGCTTAAAGCTCCTGCCCTGTCTGTCCGCAATCCAGTAATAAGAAAAATCACCAAATGCCATAACCTTCTTACCTGCTGCAATTTCCGGCACATAAGAAGAAGTGTGGTACGGACGGTTCAAAATCATATCCGGCTGTCCTACCTGTACCGATGGCTGCCAGATATAATTGCCGTTATTATCCTTCAACTTCCGCAATGCTTTCACTGTGGTATCATTCAGCACCCATATAGCCTTTTTACGATATGGGGATTTGACCGAATAAAACAAATCCATCACATCATCAAAAGCAATTGCTGCTGCGGAAGTTGTTGTTCCATCAGCAGCACCGCCCGTCGTATTGAAAATACCTGTTGGTTTACCTGTGCCGTTTCCAACAAAAAAGGCCTCCTCCTCCTTAGAGCCGATTCTTCTGCCGAACTCCTTAGAGATGTAAGCCTCCAGATTAAATGCACTGTCATTTAACAACTCAT